GCCATTTGTGTTGCTTGCTAAAAAGCGTGCATTAACTTGCACCGCATACTAACGCAATACTGGTTCCTGGAAGGAATGTTCCTTTCGGCCCCAATACTTGGTCAACGACAGAGTTGGCCAGGTCAATATGCGAGCTTTTCTTCGGAAACTCCTTGTCTGAGACACTACTAAACATTGTAGTGTCCCGCATGGGAATCCCTAGGAATTTCAGCTCCCCTGTTATTCTCTCCAGCGCGTCGTAATGACGGGCTACGGAGATGGGTACAGGGAAGTCGGCCTGCCGGTCCGCCTTTTTGTGGACCTGTGGTCGGTAGTTTTCTTTGATGAACTCAACCGGCCGCGGAGGCTTGATAATCGCACTCGCTGCTTCGATGGATCCGCGAAGCTTTCTCTCTTGGAGGTACAACCATGACGCTCGCTTAGTGGCATATTCCTGGTCGGCGACGTTGTCGCTGATGGGTGTTGCCAAAGTGAACGGGTTTATTTGGAAATGTGGCTTAGACTCATTGACCTGGTAGGGCGTTAAGCTCCTAGCAAAGTCACGTGAGAGTTTATAAGCAACATATGGAACGGGGACTCTTTTGATTGCCTCCCAGACGGTTTTATTTATTCCGTCTAGAGGTTTTGCAAAACTTCCCATTCCTCCGAATGCCTCCGATAATCCAAATGGTAATATTCCGTCCAGATCTTCTAGTTCCCGACTGAAGTGTACACGACTCTCCTCACGGATGTAGTATTCGACATCTTCGGTTGGACCGACCAGAGTTTTCTGGGCATTAATATATTTCTTCCACTCTGGACAACCATCCCCTGTATACTCCTTTGATGTCGGTCGTATGACCGTTTTCAATTTTGGTATACGGAGAATCTCCTGTCCCTCGAAATGGATCTCTGTAAAGAGTCCTCTCGAGTTACGGGCAGTGATGTCTTTCCAGGCGGAGAATTTTGAACCCATCTCTTCGGCAACGCGTTTATAGGAGTCAATGTAGATCAGGTTACCTGCTCGCATTGAATCATCTCCACATAACTGCGATTTGCCTCTTGCACCGGGTTGATCCGATGCCCATTGGTCACAGTATAGGTTATAACTATAGAGCATAGCTATGCTAATAGATGTACCCATCTGTAGACCCTTTTTGGAGAGGTAGGCATGGTCAGGGCTGTCTAAATTTTCCAGACCCATTGCGAAAACTCTTGCTTGTGATTGTTCTAATTCTTGCAATTTTTCTAATGGTGTTCGGTTTTTAGGATGGACCGATCCCTTCCAAACCTGGGGTGGGTATTCCATTCCAAGGTTTTTAGGATTGGGGTCGATTGATCGATTCCATTTGACAGTTACTTCATTTATTGAGCTAAGTACAACTCCCGGTTCAGTATGGTTAGGGTCCGAATCGGCATCCATAAACCTGTCTAGACCTGGGGTCGCTCTTGGCATCAGATGGTGCGGAAGTCCAGTTACATACATATCCTGCAATCTTTCGATAGGTGCTTGAGATAATTTATCGGCCTGTCTTAGAACGCGACGTACGTTTCGCTGGTCTCTTAGGAGTTTCTTCAAGGCATAGGACCTGAGATCTTCGTCAGTGGCGAATCTCACTTGGGTCCTGTCCTTCTGAATCTTCACTTCCGTGTATTGCCTGGGACGAATGAGTGGGTGGAAGACCCTCCGGCCGAGCATCAGCTCATAAGTGCCAGGGGGTTCTTTCTTTCTCACAAAGGTAGTCTCAGGTTTAACCATTTTAACATATAACGTTGGATAGTTATCCCGTAAATCCCTTAGTTGGTTAGCATACCATTCCTCTGTGGGTGATTTGCCGAAACTTCCTAGGGTGACTTTATCCCACTGGACTTGGGCGGGTCTGCGAGACAACACTGAGGTGAACTCATCCACAACTTGCTGCGGCCTTTCGGCTTTCGGCAAGGAGTTGAAGTGCTCAATCCTGTCAAGTGTGTCCTGTATGTTCTCCGCCACATCTTCTGGGGTTTCTCCAAACGGGAATACCGATGTTATCCTCTCCCCCGGTTCACCTATTCGGCATCCGAACAGATCGAACTTAGAGTTGATGATATTTATCGGGTCGACATCTCGATCTTGGTGATCGGTGTGCCGATTAGGGTTGTCGTACATAGCATGTATCCTTTCGTGCGCAGTGTCGTCGTTCGGGGGTAAGATCCTGAATGGTCCTGTGCATAAAAGGGCTAACGATTTCCAATAGTCATTTATGGGTAGCCCTTTAATTACGGCGTCCATAAATGAGAACGGGAAGTTGTCTGTGCTAACTGTCATGTCCCCGGAGTGCACATAGTCCGCATCCTCCAGCTCCTCGAAGAATTTCGTTAAGAAACCTTCTTTGTTGGCGCCAGAAGTTCGGAACTTGCATCGTGGATCATTCTTAATCCTTAACCACATTGCCTTCCTAATTGGTTGGCAGAGTAGATTGAGGAAACCAGAAGTTACACACGGCACTCGGACCTTTCCACCCAACTCCGCGATACCGAAAGGCATTAACGGAAGGTGGGCTTCAATGTCATTACAGTGTTCGCGTTTACAGACAACTGCGTGTTTCCGGTACTCTTCAAGGATATCCGCGGATAGACACCACGTAAAAGTGTTGTGGTCCGAGATTTTTCTTGAAATATTTCCTTCATGAAACTCGTCGTTTATGTACTGACGTTTCCAGTTCTTGACGTGTTGATATCGATCCGGAATGTCCTCTTCTGCCATTGCCACAAAGATGTGATAGTAGTAGGAGATAGCCTGGATCATTCCACCATTGCGCCTGTTTGACTCTAACCCTGCCCCCATTGCGGCGGCTTCTGGGATGAGTGAACCAGGGTCTGGCATGTCTTTGAAGTAGGTCCTGGCCCATGCGGTGACGCTATCCAATCTGGGTTGCGTAACGAAGGTCGGGTTCTTAAACCTTTCGAAAGTGTTCCAAGTCTCCTCCTCGACTTTGTCGGGGGACGGACGAGGCATACACCTTCCTAGGTAACCTAAAAGACAGAGGCCATATGATGGTATGTATAGGTCGCCCGTAAAAAAGGCAGCCCTGTCTGGGTCAGCGGAGTGAAGGGTCACCCTATTCGAGTCATTGAGGACAGTTACTGTCCCTGACGACCAGTGTAGTGCGACCAATGTGTCATAGGTGAGTTTGTTGAGTTTTGGTTTACCCGGGTTATCCCCGTGTTGCCATAATGCTCTTAGCTCTCCGGACATTTCTTTCACCATAGAGATTACGGGATCAATATCATAGCCGCACTGTTCAAAGTGTAGCCTTAATGTTGTTACCGCGTACTCTACCGCACCGTAAAATTGCGCGTCGTCATAGTTGTCCAGGTCTAACCACCGGAGCTCTGACCCCGCTTTATGACCAAGAGTTCCATTTTTCAGGAGCTCAGGTATGTCATCTTGCGGGATTGCGGCTAGGGGTATTGATGGGTGTTGGCGTGCACACACCATTGCGGTGATATACGCTTCCACTATCTGCCCGAACTTTTGAAACGCTGCGATTTGTTGTCGGTCTTCATATATCATCTTGTCTCTGATGTTAGGAGGTAGGTCTTTAAACCCCTTCTTTCTCCAGCAGGCAACACGGTATTTGGAAACCTTGTAGACGGGACTGTCGAAATCATCAATTCCTCTTACATATCTATAATTACGATTGTATATAGGATTGGTATGTTCTCTGGTCTCGTGTAAGTTAAATTCAGGTTGCTTAGATTTACTTCCGCGCTGTATGGTCATCCGTATACTACGCCAATCGGCTCTTTTAGGAGCAGGCATCATGAAATGTTGCCTGTATTCCTTCTCGGCCTTATGGCTTCCGGTAGACTTATACTCGATGTTATCCTTCTCATTTTCAGGGATGTTATGCCCCGACAGAGTAGTACATTCATCGATAAATTGTTCTTGCGTCAAGTACTCCACTTCCACCGAGAGGTGTTCGTGTATGTATTCGTTGTAGACAATCTGAGCAAAGGAGTATATGGCTTCCTGTTTATGTCTTGACACGAGCGAACCATCGTCGTTAACCCCAAAGTAGATGTAGGCAATGCCCTCATCTTTGGATTGGTCGATACGGCGGTAAGCCTGTGCCACTTCTCGAGATTGCGACTGAACCACTATTTCCCTTTCAGGACTTTCGTCCGAATCGGTACTGGATTCATCCGCCCAATCGAGGAGTTTCTGTTTTTTAGAAGAGTCTAGATCGAGGGAGCCATCTGGATTTCTCCAGACTGTCTTCAAGATAGTTAGGTACGGAGTTTC